AGAATTAGGAATATTTAACTCTATTTTTTTAGAACCTGAACTAGATAGATTTTCCAATCTCTCAAGAATTGAATGACTGTCCATAGCTATATAATTATTTATATTTGCTGAAATATCTGTATTTGTATTCTTACATAGGTATAATTTTTTTGTATTTTTATCAAAGTAAGTTTTTCCTACTTCTTTTGTTCCTGGTTCATTTAATATCCCACCATAATCTTTTCCCATCATCTGAGTAAACTTATTTCCTTCTAGTACTGTCCCTTCTTCAGCTCCATACTTAACTATTCCATACTGCTCGGCTGAAGCATAGTCTGTTTTATTTACTTTTTTATTCATTCCTTCATTAAACTCTTGAAGTGACACATAACTATGTAAATCAATCTTGGCATCAACTTTTGAACCACTTGTTATATTAAAATAAATTACTATTATAAAAGAATGTGGACTATCTTTCATTAATGGAATATAATCATATTTATCTCCAGCATTAGCATAAGCATAAAGAATTTCTTCACCTTCATTTCCTTGTGCATAAAGTCCAATTTCTCTGAAGATTTTATCTTCTCTTAGCTCAGCATTAGAAAATTGAAGTTCTATAGCTACTATATTTTTTTCATCTCCCTGTATCTTACAACTAGTTACATTAGCTGTCCCCCATACTTCTTTTACATCTGTTAAGAATCTAATCTCATCATTTGAAGTTATTGAACCACTTCCTAACTTTGCTTTTGTAAAAGTTAGAGTTTCGGATAAATTTCCATTTATCTTAGCTTGAAGTTGTTCACCTTTTTTTGTTAGCTTTAAGCCTTCAAAATAACTCATTATTTAATTCCCCCTATCTCGATTATTTTAGTAAATCCTATCCCTTGAGCAGTATTTAACTTTGAATTTATTCTCATTGTTTGATCTAGTTTAAAATCAGCTTTTATTTCTATTTTTTTTATATTCTCAACTACTGATGAATAATATTTATTGCTTTTATTATTGATAATTTCAAGCTCCCAATACATCCTTGCTCCAACTTCACAAACTTTATTTAAGTCAGGCATTTTATTAATAACTTTTAAATCATCAATCATATTTACCTTAAATAGTTGACTAGCTACTTCTTGCAATGGTCTTGTTTTTAATTTTGTAACTTCTTTATTAGTAAGTTCCCTAGTAAGTGAAAGCAAAAATTCTGTATTAGGTAATCCATCAAGTGCCATTTTTTTAATAATCAATGCTTGTCTATAAGTTTCATCATCTCGACCATTTCTCTTTTCATCATATCTTTCCCCCATAAAATCTAAGAATATCCCTGAACATTTCAATAGTGATGTTTGATTTTTTAAGTCCTCTATTAAGGCATTTATGTACTCAATAACAGGCTTCAAGGTCTTATAAAACTTAATTGTATTTTCCTTTTGAAAATGTAAAGGTAAACCCTTTATAACTTCATCAATCATGATATTCTCCCAGCACTTTTTGGTATTTCATTAAAGTTTAATTGAATTGAATTACTCCAAACAAGGGTATCTTTTTTTCTAAACTTCAAGTCAAAATCGGTATATTTATAGTTTTTATTATAAAGATATTCATATAAGAATGTTCCATTTGATAGTAAAGCACCTATTCCAGCTTCATTAATATACTCATCAATTAAATTTTTGATTTTCAATTCATCAGCACTTTTTATATCTAATTTATACTCAATGTCTGCTTGAGCAGGTCTATCAAATCTTATAGTTTCAAAATGATCAGGTACAGATGTTGGAACATTTACAACAACATTTCCTTTAGTATCTGGAGTATGAATGTGCATATAAATAGCATGTGCTATTTCTTCCTTTATTCCTCCATCTACTACTATCCAAATGCTTTTTGGAGAAAGTCCAAAGCTGTCTATATTCATTGTATTGTTTCTTATCCCATTAGCACTTTTTACTCCTGGTAATTTTCTTATAGCATTTAAAATAGGTAATAAACTCCATTCACCTTTGCTATTACCAGCTAAATATCTTTTTAAATACTCATAATCAGTTTCAGAAGAAAGCCCACCTTCTCCAATTTCAACATTTTGTACATCAACTATTGATGCTGGAGCTTTTATAACTTTTTCAATTTTATTAATTTGGATGTTTCCTTCCTCTCCCTCGAATAGACTTTGAAATACTATTGTTTTAGTCTTTGAAGAGTCTACTTCAAATCTTTCTATATTTTCATATTTCACTCCATTTTCAGCTTGTATGATAATGTCTCCTTGTAACACATCTACAAAATTAGTTGCTGTAACTTTACAATGTACTTGAGCTTTTGTTCCAAATCTTCTAGGAAAAAAATATAACAAATTGTCTAATTCCTCATTTTGTGCATTGTATATATTTAAACCCCTTGCTATTGAAATTGCTTTATCTTCCAAATAAGAACAAAGATATATGAAAGGTGCTACTAATTTATAGTAATCTCCAGTTGGTTCAACATTGAAATCACTTCCAAAATTTTCTTTTTTTTGTGCTTCTTTTTGTGCTAATTCCATAAGTCCTTGAAAGCCTTTTGTTTCAAATTTATCCACTGATTATCACCTCTTTCTCTATATTATTATGTTTCTTATGTGTTATATATATTTTTGCCTTTAAAGTTCTCTCTGCTTCAGAAATTATTTGATAACTAACTGTTTCTATTTCAGCCCTATACCATTCTTGTAACTTTCTACAAATATGTTCAAGTTTATATTCAGCTACATCCTGTTCATTTATTATTCTTATATCAAGCCCTAAATTTTCATCATAAAAGCACTCAATTGAATATATTTTTAAAGAATTTACTACTCTCTGCCAGAACTCATCTATTCCTGAAATAGTTGAAAATTTAATATCTCCATCATCCATTTTTATAGCTTCCATTATGCTACTCCTCCACTTATTTCAGTTCCTTTTGCTACTCCTGAATGTTTATGTTTTTTCAAACTCTTATCTCCAGCAGTAACATCTTCAGATGCTGCAACAGAACCTTTTGTAGATATGTTCCCAGTTTGTGTTGTATTTCCTTTCTGAGTAGTATTTCCATTTATCTCAACATTACCTTTTTGCTTAGAATCCCCTTTCAAATCAATGTTCCCTTCTTCTAATCTATCTCCAATAATTCTAATATCAGAAGGAAATTCCAAACTTTCTGTAGCATTTGGAATTGTGAAAGGTAAAATAAAACCATTATTTAAGTTATTCCTTCTATTCGAATCCATAACATCATGGGATCCTTGACTTATATATGAAGAAATATCAAAGGTTAAAACAAAATATGGCATTATATCCCCTTCTTTAATATTCCAATCAATATGATCTTTATTATCTCCAAATAATGCCACTGGAACATTACGAAGTACAGGTAGAGCAACCCCATTTGGACTAAACAAAGGCTCAGCATCTACAAATCTACCCTTTCTTATTTTTTGTATTTTTACTAGAATTATCCTTATGTTTTCCATCATCTTTCATCACTTTAACTCCTAATTTCATATTCCAGCTATCACTTAGACTAATACTTACCTCTTCCACTTGCATAAATCCACTTACATCATCACTTTCAACGTATATTACATCTCCTTTTTTTATGTAGTGAATTGGGAAACATTCAATAGTATAGTCATATTTATTACTCTCTTTTATAGTTTTCTTTTTTTGCTCATTTTCCCATTTATCATCTTTTTTACTCTTTGCTTTTTTATTATCAGATTTTTTATTTACTTTCACTTCTTTTTCTTGCTGTTCAACAGCTTCAGGATTATGAATCAACCCACTTTCAAAGCTTAAATAAATTGCTTGATCTTTTTGTTTATCTGTATAGATATAAAGATCATCACCTTTTAAAGTCATTTTGCTCTCTGAGTCTTGAACTAATTCTCTTAACTCCTGAAATCCTTGACTGTAACAGGTAAAGCCATTAGTGTAAATTTTATCTTTATTAAGTTCCATAGAAATAAGATTTATTCCCATTTCTTTAGTAATTTCTTTTATTGCTTCAGATATCCTAGTATTCCCATCTAAACTTAATGAAACTATCTTACTACTATTTTTAGTTCTCTCTGAACAAGTTAACTCTTGAATAAATGAAGAACTTTCTTTTATTCTTTTCTTTTTTATAACTTCATATTTTGAATAATAGCCAATATCTTCAGCATAACCAAACCAAAGTTCTACCTCGCTTCCTATTTCTATATCTTGACTTAAATTATATATTTTGAATGTTCCTACCCCTACTTTTCCTTCTTCTCCTGTTTTTACATCAACATCAAATTTTAAACCATCATTATTATGATCATCTAGTTTTACACCATTTATAATAAGATAAGAATTTCTAGGAAAAATAGGTCTATTTGCTATAAAATCCATTATTCCTCCACTAAAAGTTCAATTTTATCAATATTTTCATAATCAATTTTTATTGCTTTTCTATCTAAAGTATTAGGGATAATATATTTTTGTGGATATTTTTTATTAAAATTTCCTTTTTCATCAACTAATTTATTGAACCATAGTGGGATCCCGAATAGAATTGGCTCATTTGGATATATTAAATTATCATCAATATCATAAAGTGTTATGTACACTCTTTTATCATAAGAATTATATGTAAATTCAAATTGAAAGGTTATCCCTGCAATAGTTACATCAGTTATATATGGAATAGATTCTTTCATTATATTTATTTTCATTTCTATGCTCCTATTATCTATGGCAGTTTTATATGCTCACTTTGTAAATCTCCTTCCCAATCCTTTACTCCTGAGCTTTTATCTTTAGTAACAGCTTTTGTAATAGTTTTTGTATTTTTTTTAGCTTTTGCTGTTGTTTTTATTTTTGTTGTATTTCTAACACTTGCTTTAGCTTTTGGACTAGGGGAAGGAATCATAGAAACATGAGCAATCTTTACTTCTACCAATGAAATAGTAAATTCTGTATAATATAATGAAGTTATAGTATTTTCTATACTTGTTATAGCCATATTCTTATACAACTTAATCATATACAAGTCTACAAGTTCTCTTTTATTTCTAAGTTCAAGAACTTTTTCAAAAATTTCTTTGTGATTAGAGTCTACAATTTGAACTTTAAATGATAACTCTAACGGATTTTGTGTTATGTTATCAGCTATTTGAGTTCCATCATCAATTGGAATTGTTGGAACATCATTCGAATAGCTTTCAGATATTCCAGAAACTAATTGAAGTTTTATATTTCCCAATAAAATTGGTGGAGTTTTTCTTAGATAACTATCAATTCGACTAGAAATTGAATTTACATTATTTAGAAAACTACTTACTTTACTCATAATATTTGTTATTGAAAACATCTATATTTCCCCTTTAGCTATGTCATTTTGTAACATCAAATCCTCTAATTTTTCTACTATCATTTCTCCAATTCTATTCCAATCCATTTCTTTTGTTCCAGACATATTTACAGTAAGATTTAGTATGATTTTTTTATCAGACTTATTAGAGTTTTTTGTATTTGCTGAATTACTTATATTAGAAAACTCATTACTTTCTGTACTTGAATATGCATTATTTTCTTCAGCAGTTAGAACTCTTTCGCCTCTATGAAGCTCAGCGATATAGCCATCGTAAGGGACATAGTCAAGTCCTGTTTTATGAGTTCCATCTATCATAGGGCCATTTGTATTTTTTTTCTCACTATCACTAAAAAACCAAGATATTCCTGGTAACGATTTTATTTTTTCACCTAAACCTGAGAAAAAACCTTTAATACTTTCCCAAATTTTAGCAACATAATCTAATATAAAATCAAAAGCTGATGCAGCAGTTGACTTCATTGTCTCCCACACTTCTTTTAATTTGTCTATTAAGTTAAAAAATACATCAACTACTTTGTCTTTTAATCCTATAAAGAAATTCCCTATATCAATTATTTTGTTATATAAATAACTTCCTAATTCAGCAAACTTTGCTTTTATTAAATCCCAATTTTCTATTATCAGTTTCCCAACAGTAATAATTAAACCTATTGGGCTAAGCCACATAAATATTTTTTTACCAATATCCCATAATGCTTTAGCAAAAGCTTTAATTTTATCCCATAATGTAGATATTTTAGCCTTAATCTTCTCCCAATTTTCTATTAATAATTGTCCTAGTTTTATTATTAAACCCATTCCTGAAAAAAGTAAGAAAACCTTAACAAAACCTTTTATCTTATCCCAAAGTGAAATTAATTTTTCTTTTACAAGATCCCAGTTTCTATACAATAGGACGCCAATAGCTATTACAGCCCCAATTGCAAGCATAATCGGATTAAAAGAAAGAGCTGCTAATGCAGTTTTTAAAGCTCCAATTAAAACTATTACCTTATTAATTACAAAAAGCCCAGCTATTGCACTTGCTAGTGGGATTAAAACTTCTTTCCACTTAACAATAAAATTTATTATTTTTTCTCCCCATGAAATTAGTTCACCAAAGATACTAGATAAATTTTCTGCCCATCTAGTAAATGTTCCATCTTCTTGAAATTTTACTAGTGTATTAGCTAATGGTATGATAACTCTATCTCTAAGAATTTGAAATGGAGAGTTTTCAACTATATCACCAAATTCATTAACTCCTGCAAGAGTTGAAAGTGCTGATTTAGTTGCTCCTGATATAGTTGATAATCCTCCCTTAAATGTTTTAGCTTGCTTTTCCATTGCTCCACCAAAACGAGAGTCCATCATTTCAAATAAAGTTTTATTAAATAACTCTAAGTCATTAATTTGCCCTTTATTATTAAAAATTTCTAAGCCTTTACTTTTACCAAATTCAGAAATCATATTCTTAGTAATTCCAAATTCTTTTAATCTTTCAAGTTCTCCAGTTCTTGCATCAGCAATAGCTTCAATCGCTTGATCAAAACTTTTCCCCATTCCTGAAGCCATATCTCCAATCATTTCAAGGTAAGTTCTGTTAGTTGTTTTTAAAACTCTATCCCCTTCGATTCCATAAGACTGTAATTTCGTCATCCCAGAAAGGACTTCATTTGTTTCAAATGGAGTTTTATTAGCAAATCTACTAGCCCAAGCTAGTTTCTTTCTTGCCATGTCTGAATCTTTCAAAACAGTTTCAAGTGTATTTCTATACTGTTCAATATTTCCAGCACTATCAATAGCGGTTTTTATTGTAAAACCTGCTGCTAATGCTGTAGCTATTCTTTTTAAGACACTTAGAAGTGTACTTGCTTTTTCTTTACTTTTTTGAAATTGTTGCTGGGCATAGTTCCCAAAATTTCCTAAACTTCTCCGAAGTGAAATAAAACCATTTCTTATTTTCCCAATAGCAGGAAAGTTAGCTGTTATTTTAGCTTTCAAGGCATTAAAAGTTGTACTAATTTTATTTTTAAAAGCAACTAAACTTTGCTTTACTGAACCAATAGTGTTTTTTAGACTTCCAAATGCTGAACTAACACTATTTTTAAAATTTGACATATTATTCTTTAAATTTCCAATTTGAGAGCTAATTTGATTCAAAGAAGCTTGTCCATTTCCTACAACTTTAAAAACCAATGATAACTGTTCTAACATCACTAACCCTCCTTTCTAATTTTTATTTTTTCTTTTTACATAATCAGCCCAAGCTAATTGTAAAAGCATATATTCTTCATAACATAGATCTTCAACAGGCTTTTTATAATATGGAATCTTAGATTCAAAGCAAACATCAAATCTTCCTTGTTTAATCTTCCTTATTTTCTCCAAAATTTTTAATGAATAAAAAGGGTGTTTGTTGAAATTCAGTTATAATCACTGTAATAGTTTCTAAAGCTTCTTGGTCCATATTAAAAAATTCTATGTCTCTAGCTTCAGCTGGTTGAGCTATAAAAGTATTCAATAATTTCTTACCTATTGCTAATTCATCTTTTTCTGATGAAAGCTTAAAAAATGTATCTGTTGAAACTCTTTCAATTCTAAAAGGTCTCTCTATTGTTTTAAAATCTTTCCCTGTCATCATCAAATTAAATTCTAAAACTCCTAGACCATCAGCTTTAAAAGTTATATTTGATATATTTTTATCCTCTATTTTTTTTAGAAATTCTTTATTTTTTAACTCTTCTTGCTCTATTTTATTTATTTTATTTTCCATTAGTTTATTGCCTCCTTAACACCTACACATACAAGTTTAAATTCTCTTGAATCAGATTCTCCATCATTTGCCAATTCACTTTTATTTACTCCAATTTCTTTTATTGTTACGCCTCTACTATATTTAGAAATTGAACTATCTTTAAAATATCCTGAGCCAGTTATTCTGTTCTCTGAAGCATCTAAAAGTATTTTTTCATCTTCAGTTCCACTTGCAACAGTAATAGTTATTTCAAGATTTGGATCTGGACTATATAATATTCTTCTTTCTCCATAAATACTTTTATCAGATGACTTATATTGGTCTTCAGGAGCCCCAACACTCAGACTTCTAAAATTTTTAAAAGTATAACCATTAAAAATAAAAATTTTTTTACTTAAATCAACCATCATTCCTTACCTCCAATATCCTTATTAGTTTTCATTAATGTTAAATCAATGAAATAAGCCCAGTTTCTAAGTCTAAAAAGTACTTTTGGTCTTATAAGTCTAAGCCCTCTTTCTGTTGCTGTTTGAGTCACAGGAAATACTGTATATTGATATTTTCCATTCATTTTAGCAAGTAAATTATTGGCTCCCATTTCTTCCATAACATTGTTTAATGTTTCTTCTAAAAAAGCATAACCTTCCTCATCTTGTGGGAATCCTTTTTTAATCATTGCTTTTTCTAAATTTTCATTTAGATTTACAATGATACAATCAATAGCAGTTGTATCATCTAAATAAGTTCCATCTGTTGCTTTTCCACCATTAGCTGTGATATAGCCCTCTGATGTTCTTTTTTCTACAAATGTAATATTATTTTTTGCAAGTTCAGGCTTTTTAGCTAGTTCAGTGTCAGCTGTTACTCCTTGCAACTCTATCATTGAGCTTCTGTAACCTGCTCCTTTTGTTACAACTACCCCAGCATAAGCAGCTGCTTTATATTCCTTATCCGCTTCATCCATTTTTAAATTCCAAATAGGTGCAATTCTATCAGATTTTAATGTATCTGCTAATGGATAAGCTTTGACTTCTGTTATATAAACTCTTCTATTTTCAGTTAAAAAAGAACTTACAGCTTTCATTGTCTCAACACTATCAAATGTTGTTATAAGAGCGTACCATTCTTTATCTAAATTTTCATTTAGTACTTCTTTCAACTTATCTTCTATCTTTTCTTGCCCGCTCGCAGTAATTCCAACAACTCCAAAGAAATCAGGTTTTAAAATATTACCATCTCCATCTCTTTGTCCTAGAAACTTCTCCACTAATTTATATACTTTTGAATTATTCCCAAAATCATTAGCAACATCTTTTGAGTTCATATAATATTTAAAATCTGCATTCTTATCATTTGTAACTATAAGAGTTTTATTTAATGAAGCAATTGTCAAATTCAATTCTTGTTCTAATACTACTTTTATCGGTTCTCTATATACTCCCATTATTCTTTCCTCCTTGCTATTCGACTTTTATTTTTATTATTTACCAATAATTCTATTTCTTTTATTAATTCAAGTTCTCTTTCTTTTGTTACTTTCATATATTCAAAAACTATATCAAAAGTACAACGATACTCATACTCTGAATTAATTAATTCATTTAATGATTTTATTTCACTACTTTTTACTACTCCAGCATCTAATCTATTTATCTCTCTTCTTGCATTGAAAAGGATTAATTCTCTCAGTTCAATTGCATTTTCTAATGTTTCTTCTTGAGTTTCAGAATATATGTCAAATTGAAGTCTTGCCATTATTCTATACTCAGTTGTTTCAAGATATTTTTCATCTTGTTTTATATATTCTCTCTCTGTATATCCTCTAAAATCAGCACTATTTATATTTAGCACTTGGTAAGTAGCGTAAGGCTTTTTAGGAACCTTTGTAGTAGTAAAAGCTGGTATAATTTGAATGTTACTCATTTTATTGAGTAATTCAATTATAATTTTAATCATCTTTTGTACTCCTCTTTAAAATATAGCTTTTTATATCAGCTAGATAATCAAAGTCAGTTATTTCAATTATCTTAAATTTTTCATCTCTTAAAATAGCAATATCCCCTTCTTTTAGTTTCTCTTTTGTAAATAATTCCATATCTTTTAAAGTAATTTCACCTTGAGGATAATATTTCAAAGTATCAGATGAAACAGGCATATATACACCTTTTATAATCTTTTCTTTCTCTTCATTAGCTATATATTTCCCTTTTTCCCATCTTCCTTCAACACTTGAAATAATTTTTATATCTGTTTTATGCTTACTTAATAAAATAACTTTATCCATCTTATACATCCTTAAAGTCTGACAAATATTCTATTGTCCCATTTTCATTTACTATTTGATACCTAATACTTTTAATTAAAAATCTGTTATCAATAAGTGGCTTTGTGTTATTAGCTTGTCCATTTTTAGTTTTTATTTTTAAAGTTTTTGGATTATTTGGAGTTGCCCAAGTCTGAGCTGTAGCAATACTTTGAATTACTAAACCTCTTATAGTTTCTCCTACTCTCATAAGTGCGGGTTTCCCTTTTATACTTCCTTTTGCAACATCAGCCACAGCTGTTTTTATTAAGTTGCCTATATATTCTTTATTACTATCCAAAGCATTTCTCATGAATGGACGAGCAGGTATGCTAGAAGTTCCAAACTCATTATATATTGCATATTCAAGTATACTTGTTTTTCCATCTTCTCCTGTTAAGCTTTTATCAATAGCTAATATTCCAATTTCTACAGTATGTTTACTTAAATATCCCATTTCTTGGCAAATTTCTACAATTGTCATATTTCTATAACTCCAAATAAGTCCCTTACTCCTCTTATAAAGTTATCAGATTGTTCTATTTTATTTAAAAAAGTATAATTTATCCCTCTTATCCCATAGCTCTTTAATCCTTCAGCATTAGAAAGTTCTTCCTTTATGGTTGAGCAGATGAACATTAATAGATTTTCAGGTAATTCATCATAGCCAGCTATATATTCTATTTCTACATAAGAATCTGTTGTTATAATTTCATCAAATATTACTTTTCTATTTACAAAACTAAAAGGGAGCTTTTTACACCCACTTTTAGCGTTCAATACCCTTTCAATTTTCTTTCTAGGTAAGAATACATACTTTTTATTAAGTCCACTAACTAAACTTGTTATTTGCCCTTTTACAAGCTCATAACCTAAAATTACTTCTATTTTTTTTATTACTGCATTAATATAAAAATTTAGAAGCTTTTCATCTTCAATGTTTGTGAGCATTTTAGCAATTTCTAAATCATATTTAATACTCATTTTTTCTCCTTGCTAGAACTTTAAGAGGGAATAATCCCTCTTAAATTATGCTTTTTTCTTTAATTTTAAAATATTTTCAGGTAATTGAACTCCTAAACCTACGCCTTTTTCCATGTAGTATTTTGTATATCCCTTAGAAGTCACTTTATCTTCTAATCTCATTGTCATAGCATTATTTTGAATCCCTAATACTGCTGTGCTTAAATCTGCAAAAACTCCAATCATTTCGTTAGCTGTTGCTGTAGCTATTGATTTTAATCCTGCATTTTTTGAAGTGATTAGAATAACAGGTCTAGTCATTAAAGTTCTTGTATTTCCATTATTTAAGTCAGTTATATAGAAATCTTTTTGTTTATTTTTCAATTTTGCAATAGCTGCCCAAGTTTCAGAAGTCATATACCATTTAGCATTTCTTGCTACATCTTCATCTAAAGCATAGTAAGCATCTATTAAAGAATCTACAAATGTAGTGTCGTCAGTTGAATCAATTTCAACTTCTTGTGTTACACTGCTGTCTTGTAAAATTCCAGTAGGCATATTTGTCCCTGTTCCATAAAATAAAGCATCTGCTAATTTTAAAGATAAAGCATATTCAACTCTTTTAACTAAGAAGTTAGCATACCCCACAAAATTAGTAGCTAATAGCTTATTAGTTACTTTTGGCATTGCATATAATGAATGTAATGTAATAACTACATGATCTGTTTTTGGAGCAGAAGTCTCTTCCCTGTTCCCTTCTTCTCCTATCCATCCAACTTCAGGTAGTCCAGCAACTTCTCTCGGAATTGTAAGGCTTCCATCTACTATCGGAATAAACTTTACATCTCCAAGTGCTGAATTTTGTGCAACTAATCTTTCAAGTAATGTATTTACATATTGTGTTTTAATAGTATGTTCCGAGTTACTTGTAGTAGCTGGATCTGCTGTAAACTTTATTTCACTCTCTGAATTAAAAACAGTTTCTACTGCTTTTCCATTCTTTTCTACTTCTTGAATCATTGCACTAAATTGTTCAGCAACTGTCACTTCTTTTTTTGTCGGCTTAAAATCAGCTTTTAAACTTTTTATGACTTCATTGAATTCATTCATTTGTTTTTCAATTTCTGCTTTGAATTCACCATTTAATTCAGTTTTTATTTCTTCAAATTTTAAATTAATTTCATTGAATTTGACAGGTAAATTTTTAATTTCTTCAGGTGTTCCTGCTTCTAATAATTCAGTTTTAAAGTTTGCTAATAATTCAGCCATCAATAATTTTAATTGTTCCTTATCCATTTGTCCTATTCCTCCATTTTCTTTATTAAAAACTCTTGTTACTTTACTTCCTTGTACGGCACCTTTAGGTGTCAAACTTCCTTCATGAGCTTCAAATTTATTTATATCTATATAATATTTGCCATTTTCACTATATTCTTTATAATCTACAATATTTCCACCTACTGACATTTCAAAAGGTAGTTTCATTTCTTTCATAAGTGAATATAATTTTACAGCTTCAGGATTTATATAATTACCATTATCATCTTTTGATAAATGGAATTCTCCCATAACTTCAAACCCTTTTTCTGTTTCTTCTCCTACTAATTTCCCAACTGGTAAAAGTTCACCATAATGATTGTATAAAAGAAGTAAAGTCTTCCCATTATTTCCTTGCATACTTCCCTTTTTAAATCTGTAAACACCCTTTGCAAGACTATCATTTTGCATGTTTACAAGTATTCCTGTAAATTTCCCTGGTTCCCCTTCTTCTTCTTTAAACTTTTCAATTTCACAAGTAAAATTTAATGTTTCATCAGAAAAATTAACTTTCTTTTTTATTCTCTTCTTTGACATCTCTACTCCTTTTATCTAAAAATAATTAAACAACTGCATCTCACAATTTCAGAAATTGGCAAAGTATCTTGGTGTGGGTAGTCTGCTTCCACACCGTTTTTTAACTTCCACTTGTAATTTATATCCACCCATTTATTACTTATAGCTTTATGGTGTGGTCTATATGTTTTTTTTCCACCAACATGTATCCAGCATTTTTCTTTCATCACATTCTTAGCAGTTTCATAACTTGTTGTATTAATGCTCTTACTTGTTTCAGTTCTCGCTATTGTACTAGCTCTTTGTTCTGTCATTCCATTAATATTTTTTACTATTTCTTTTACCATGTCATTATGTGACAAGCCTTCTTCTTGTCCTGTTGTAATTATCTTATTTAAAATATTTTTTGTTGTTGCTGTCATTTTAGTTGCTTGTTTTCCAGCATTTTTTATATTCCAATTTTTTAAAAAATAATCTCTAATACCTTTTATAGTTTTAGGTTTTATTACTTTTTTGTAGATGTTTTGAAAGCCCTTAAAAGACTCCTCGAATGTATATAGATAAATTACTTCAAGTCCACTTTTAAACTTTTTCAAAAGCCATTCATAATCAATATTTATTATCATTTTTACATCATAAGATTTTGAATTATCTGCAATTACTTTATCTCTTAGTTCAACGAATATTTTTTCTATAATTTTCTTATTCCTTGCACTGAGTCTTCTTTCTAGTGCTTTAATTGCCTTTATTTTTTGAACTTCCTTTTTCATACATCCTCAGCCTTTTCGCCTTCTGTTGTTGTTGGCTCTGTAATTTCTTCGAGTGTCATATCTCCACCATTTATAAGTAAGACATCCCCGCCTTTTAGTTGCTCCAAACTTAAATCAGTAAGTTCTGATATAATCCTTCTATATTCATTTATAGTTACTCTATTTTTAAGAGGTTCCAACTTTTGAATAATATCTGCTATATCATCTTTTAATTCGTCCGCTCCAGATAAGTCATAGTCTATGTACTCACCATTTTTTAAATAATCACTTAATAAGTAATTAAGCCAATTTTTTAAATTATTAAAGAATGGAATTACAGCTTCTCTATACAACTCTTTTTTAGCTTGTTTTCTGTTTTGATAAGTCGAATCACCGCCACCAACTAACTCAATTGGAACATCTGCAGCTATAGCTGCTCTTTCATGTGCTTTCTGTTCAGCTGTACTCCAGTCAGCATCTATAGGTGCTTTTGAAGTATCTTGGTATTTAAGTCCTGATCCAAGTACTAGAGGACTACCTGCATTCTCAGCTCCAGCATAGTGAGCTGAATATTTACTTCTTATTTCTTCCCTGTCTTCTTTATCTACAGCTCCTTCTGTTTGAAGAATTCCACCTGGTTTTCCTAAATTATTTGCCAAGCTCCAGTTCCATTTCCAAGCCTTGAATAAATAAGCACCAAATATTGCTAATGCATTCTGTTTGCTCCTTCCTTGTCCTATTCCATTTCCACTAACTCCATCAATTATGTTGTCATAGTTTGGAGAACTAAGCCACATATAGTTTTTTAATTCATCCCCAGTTATTATTTTAGCTGGATTATGGATTCTTATTTCCCTTATCCTTCTACCTTCAAAATACACTGTAAAATTATTTGGTGAGTGTATATATAAATCAGGAGCAAGTGAGGGCAATCCTTTTATAAGCTCTAATAAAACTCCATTATTTGAACCTTCTAACCAAACTATTAAATAATCTATAAAGTCCTGGAATGATGTATTAGGATTAATCATTTTAAATAAATTATTCAAAATATGATTATCTACTTTTTTCTTCCCATCTTTTTTTCCTGTATAAATACCCATTTCAATGTTTTGGCAAGCTTTTATTTTTTTCTTAATTGGTAACATGAAACCAGGTTGTTCCCATATTGTTGATATGTATTCAGCTGCTTCAAAGTTTTTCCCATCTCCAGTCATTACTGAACAATCTTTGAAAAACCAATTTCTAAAAATTTCTTTAATACTCATATACCCACTTCCCTTTTTTCATATCATTAGAAAATGCGTATCTTGTTGCATCTATCGTATGATTGTTTGAATCACACAAACGAGGTAAAGGATTCCCTTCACGGTCAGTGTCATAATCAATCATTTCAAATTCTCTTGATATGTTTGGAGTTCTTTTTGGATCTATCACTATAGCTTCCAAATCAGAAAGCCATTTTTCACCATATTCAACACTTCCAGCACCTTTTTTTGCACCCCATGCACTTATATCGTATTCCTTCAATTCGTCTATAGATTTAGGCTCAGCACTATCACACATAACCAACTCATCATAACCTTTTGAAAGAATATAGTTTGCTAGATTTCTATTTTTTAAACCTACTCCATAATACTCATCTAGTGCATAAATAATACCTTTCTTTTTATCATATCCCCATCTTACAAAAGCTAGTGGATCAACTCCATAACCCCAGTCAACTCCATTTCTAAATTTTTCAATTCCTGCAATCTCTGAAGCTTCTATTTCTCTTATTTCTAAATTAGGAAATGGAACAAGTCCATTGCCTATTGGTTCACCCATATACACAAGTTTATACTTTGTTTCATCTTTTGCCTTAACTGCTTCAGCTTCTTTTATAAACTCTTCAGATATATGAGGATTATCTAAGTACACTGAATGATGTACAAATACATTATTTTCTATAAAAGAATAGTTATACTTTTTGTTTACCCAGTTATGCTTCATTTTAGGGGGGTTGTATGAAAAGAAGCCTTTATATATAAGCCCTTTTTCTAACTTACCTCTAAATATTGAATTTAAAACTGTTTCAACTTCATCTTCATTCTTAAACTCTGCAAGTTCTTCAAACCAGTAGCGAGCAATAGGAAATTGAGCCTCTTTTATAGATTTACTTTTTTGTGGGTCATCTACTCCCATAAATATAAATTTATTACCTCTTTCTTTGTAGATAATTTCGAGTGGACTAAGTTTATATTCAAAATATTCCTCTACTCCTAAAAATTTAATAGCCCATTTAATTTGTTCATACACTGATTTTCTAAGATTTTCTCCTACTTTTCTAAAGCAAATCGTGTTGACTGGATACTGCATTAAGTCAATAACTAAAATTAAGGCTATATTTGTAGATTTAGCAGAACCTCTTCCCCCCTTACAAATTAAACGAGTGTATTTATTAGTTTTCCAAGCTGAATAAAGCGAATGAAATTTAGGGGTTAATAAATCAGATATCTTGAGTTCTTTTCTTTTCTTTGATGTCATCAACTATCAACACCCCTCTTTCTTCTTCAACTTCTTTTTTAGCTTGTTCTTTTTTCTTTTCACTTCTTGCTGTTACTTTTTCTACAACACTTGCAACTTTAACTAAAGCATCTGCTGTTTTTGGATCTTTGAATTGCTCAGGATTTTTAGAAATTTCTATTAATATTTTTTTATGTGTTTCATCTAGTAAATCAACCACATCATCTAAAGTCATTCCTGCTAATTTCCTAGCCTCTTCAAATTCTTCCTTATTTTCTTTTATCCAACGATAGATAGTGCCTAATGATTTTTTTAGAGCACTAGCTATTTCTTTTGCTGTTTTTCCTTGTGCATATAGCTTTTTAGCTTTTAATAACTCTAAATCCATAAAGCACCTCCATATTTTTATTTTATTAAGCAGAAATACTCAGCTTTTTCTGCTAGTTTTCCAAATGTTACCCTTTTATATTCCTTTACAATAAATTCACATTCAAAATTATTTTTTAATAACCTTGATAAATTATTATTTACACTTCCAAAAACAAGAAACACATTATTTTTATTTTGATTTCTTTTTATAAATTCAATCAATCTATTGTCATCTTTAACTGACCAATGAATTCCTTTATCACTAGCATAGTTATAACCAATGAATTGTTCTTCTTCTTTATTTATTTTTTGGATGTATGGAGGATCTAAAAATATAAAGCTATCTTTAAATTCCATGTTTTCATCGAATAAATTATTTGTAATTTCAATTGTTTTCAATGATTTTAGATAAATTTCTAAAGTTTCTAGTTTTTGAGGAGAGTAAAAAGAATTTGATAAACTTGTACTACATCCTCCAAAAGCCATCAAAATCTTTAAAACCATCTTTTCATTATCGTTAAAAATTTCATGATTTTTTTTATTTTTTAATCTTTTCCCACAGCATGGACAGCATTCAGAAAAGATATTTTTAAATATTCTATTTTCCTCTTCAAATTTATCTTTGTTATTACTGTATATATCTCTAGCATTTTCTCTCAAATCATGCTTAATATATTCAAGCCCCTTTTTATAGACTTCTAAAGCGTTTTCTTTTAAAAGACATTCAATTTTTTCATCTTTAACATTAGCTAAAACTTTTAAATTATCAAACTCATTCTTGAAGCTTAATGGAATCTCCATAGCTCCAGCAAATAAATCAATAAAATTCGCTCTATAATTTTTTTCAAAAATTTCCTTAATTTCTTTATAGAATCTCCCTTTGCTCCCAAAATATGCGAATGGAGGTTTTATTCTTGCCATTTTTAGTACTCCTTTTTATTTTTTCTTTCTACATTCCTTATAACTTCTTTAGTCAGCAAATGTTACAAAATTTGTAAAGATTATAAAAATTGTAAAAATAAAAAAAGCACACCATTTGATGTGCTTTTTAATAGTTATTTAATTTTTCTTTAAGTATTCGATTAATGCCTTTTCTATTATATTTGTCAATCTTTCATTTGGATATTTTGACTCTATTTCCTTGAAAAGCTGAGGATCAATTCTAAAAGTTTTATTAAGTTTCTTTTTACTTACATCTAGTTTTTTTCTCCCAGCTCCTTCTCTTGCCCCGCCTGATGCCATAATTCTCTCCTTTTATTTTTTTAATTTAATCCATCTGATTAAATTATAAATACATAATACTAATATGATTATAGCTAATACTAAATTTTTAAAATAAAAATTTACTAATATAAGTGCTGATACTATTATTGATAATGTTAAAATTGAAATATTTTTCATTGATTCAACGAGTAAAAATTGATATAATATATAAGCAGGGAGGGTTGTTATCCCTCAACTGCTTAGCTATTACTCTATGATTATCTTTATTAGCTCAATAACAACGACCAGAAGTTCGAGTATTAAGATTATCATTTGTAGTAGCTCTTTTTTATTTAATTTTTTCCCTCCTTTCTTTGGCTTTTTCTGCTTTTTACTCATCTTTTCACCTCCTTATGTATTTATTATATCATATCTTTTTGATTTTTGCAAGTGTTTTTTCAAAATATATATATTTTTTTTTTAAGTTTTTTTATTCTCTTTGAACATAAAAAAAAGAGTATTTGAACTCTTTTAGAATAGGCTATATTGTAAATCTTTTTTTATTTGGAGAGAACTTTTATATGTACTTTCTTTTTCTAATAGCTCTAAACTTTCCAAATCAATCTGCCATGTATATCTTTTTGAAGTTTTTATGCATCTATAACCCAATGTGCCTGTTTTACAATAATTGTATATTGTCCCTATTGAAACATTTAATCTGTTTGAAGCCTGAGCCACAGTTATATATTTTTTAGCCATATTTATCCCTCCTTCTAGTTTAATATACCATAAGAGCTATTTTTTGTAAATATAAATAAGAGAGGTTAAACCTCTCTTATTTTTCTTCTAATTTTCTTAAATGCTTTATTTTTTATATTATATATATATTGTCTTGTTATTCCCAGTTTTTTAGCCACTTCCTCTCCATTATATCCTTCAATAAACAAGAGTTTTAATACTTCTTTTTCTCTGCTATTACAGCAAGAAATAATATTTTCTATAAAGACTTTACTTTCTGTTGCTTTCAAATCTACACTATTGTCTTCTATTTGAAAATTTTCTATTTCTGAAAATTGTAATCGTTCTCGTTCACCTTTTTTTATTCCTTCAATCACATATTGTGGAACTCTATATCTCTCTTTATCAACAAATTTTCTAATTTTTGATTCAACATTATAATAAAGATATGTTAAGAATTTTATATTAAATCTTTCATCAAAATTCTTTATTGCTTGATATACTCCTAAAATCCCTTCTTGGAATCCATCATCAGTTCCACCCCATTTATTATTTATTTTTCTAACTGCATTCAAATACTTTTCAATAAGAGTTTCAGTAGCTTCATTGTCTCCCGCCTTGGCTTTTCTTATTAGCTCCAAAATTTCAGTACTTTCCATTTTATCACCTTATAATTATAGTGCTAATTTACTCCTTACTATCTTTTCCTCAGCTACTTTTATAACATTTCTAAGTTCTTGTTGTTCTCCAATTATTTCAAGTTGTCTACTTTCAATTCCTGCTTTTCTGTCTTGTAATTTTTTTAATTTAGAATTTAAAAGTTCTATCTCTGCTTGAATTAATTCTTTTTCTTGCTTTAAATTATCCCTCTCTTTGAAGTAATTATCTTCAAAATTATCCTCAGCAATTTTAGCTCTTTTTAAGTTTTCTAGTAAAATATCTAAAATTGCCTTGTTCCCTTCAGCATCTAAGTCATAATTTATAGGATAACAAGTAACTAAATTTGATTCTACAATTACATAAGTCATCATTTTTTCTTTATTTATATAGAATTCAGCTTTTTTATGTTTATCATAAGAAGCAGTACAGATATATTCTAGTCTTCCTAATTCAAATTTTAAATTTGTTTCTAATTCTTGAATTTTTTCTTCATTTGCTTTTTTCCAGATATCCCAAGTTCTATCACTTACAATATTTGCATTATGTGCTCTTGAAGCATATCTCATAAGTGCATGTTTTGTTATATTAATTTCTTTCATTATCTCACTCTCCAAATTTTAAACAAGTAAAATAAGCAACATTTTTAACTGCAACTAACATTTTCCAACCTTGACATTTACGATATTTAAATCTTTTTAAAGATTTTACTTTTCCTGTTATTTTACCTCTCATTAATTGTTTTACTACTATATTTTCCCCTAAATTAAGAGGTTTTTCATGTGTAAACATTGGTAATTCTCTATTATCAAAACTAATATATGTCAATTTACAAGGTAAAATTGTTATGTAATTATTTAGCATTCTTTTTCTAAACTTTTTAGTATTTTTTTTATTCATTACTTCCTCCAATTTTGTTTCTTTTCTCCTGCCATTCAAGTATCTCTTCCAGAATATAAATTAATTTACTACACTCTTTTACTGTCATATTATCCATTGTTTTATCTTTTCCAAGATAATGTTCAATAAATTCTTTTTTATCTTTTTCTTTATAAATTTTGCTATACAATGTATTTAACTTGTTTTTTTGCTTCTCTGTTGCATAGTCATTAATTAATCTATCTAAGATTTTTATAAGAATCTCAGCTTGGTTATAGCTGAGATCCTTACTAGAATTCTTATTAAATTTACTTTTTAAAAGTAGTCTATAATCTTCATCTTTTAAGCCTGCTTTATGCTTTAAAGTATGAATATATTTAATTTGATGTTTCTTTATTTCCTTCATTTTTCAAGTCCTCCATTACTGTAGTCATAGAAAGAGGAATATTGACTTTGTTCCCATTTTCATCTTTATAGTATGCTTCAATAAATGTCTTAGACTTCTGAGGTTTCCAAGCTTCTTTTATTATTTGAACTCCTTCAGTTAGTTCAGGATCATCTATATTTCCAGCTATTTTTTCTAGCTCCATAACCCTTGAAGCTTTCAAGTTGCCGTTTTTATCTTTCTTTAAGAGTAAGTTTATGATTTCAAGTAAATGACTATTTTCATCTTGAACTGATTTATATATATAACTTTTAACCTTCTCTATGCCTGAATGAACAGTATCATCAAAGCTATCAAGCATTCTATGCCCTAGTGTTATAGTGAACTTTCCATCACTACTTGTGAATGTATGAGACTGTTGCTTATCATTTACTCCATATAATTCAGCCTTTAATTCTGTTATACTTTTAAAGTCATCAAATACTTCTTTCTTAGTCATTGCAATTTGTGCTGAAACTTCTTTCACTTTCTTCATTGAATTCATTACTGTTTCATCTACAAGCTTTTTATAAGCTTCTATTTTTTCTTTTCTTTTAGCTTCTTTACTTTTTTCTTCCTCTAAAAATTGTTTTCTTAGTACCTCTTTTTCCTCAGGTGTTAGATTTTTAATGTCCATAATTACCTCCTTCTTTTTTGTCTTCTAAAACCCATAATAATGCTTCTTTATACTTTATTAAAGGATATAATGTAAAACTAGATCCTTTATTTTTTTCAATTTCTTTATTTACTCTTTCTAATTCATTTAAAATTTGTTTTTTAGTCTTAATATTCAAACCTCCATAAATTTTCCAAATTAATTAAAATTTTATAACCTGTCAATATATCCACCTATTTAAATTCTTGTAGTTTTTCTTCTAGTAGTCTTTTTCTTTCCTTAAAGAAATTAAATGTAAATTGTCCACCTCTTGTCTTATCATTTTTGTAAAGCTCTATACATTTATTGATCTCTTTAATTTTTTGCTCAATTTCTTCTTTTAATTGCTTGTGATTAAAGTAAATCCCTGTGTCTTCATTTGTTCCTATAGGTTCAGAATCAACAGTAAAATAAGTTAAAGTCTGTTCTTTAACACAGTCTTTGCAATAGAACTCTCCAAGACAAGCTTCATAAAATTTCTCTCCATCTTCTATCTCAGCTCCACAATTTTCACAATAAATTTTTATACTCATATTGTTTTAATTCCTCCAATCTTACAAACTCTTCATAGCCTGTTAATACATCCTCCAATACTGCATAAACTCCATTATTATATTTGTATAAGTAAACTATTCCATCAATTATATATAAATCTTTGAATTCCATATTTAATCCTTTAATCTTTTAAAGTCAATAATCTCAAATTCTACATCTGTTGTTTTAAATTGATTTTTTAAGTTTTTAATCTGTTTTTCTTTAAAAACTTTTAATTGACTGCTATTCATCTCTGAATCAAAATCAAATGCCCAACCTCCAACAGATCCAACTCCATTTACAGAATAGAAGCAACTAACCCAGTATCTATATTTTTTATTTCTGTTAAAAAAAACTTTTTTATGTCTACAGTCATAACCTATATTAAAACCAGCTATTAATAAAGCTATTGATAACCATATTAAAGTCCATGTACTCATAATACCTCCTTATCAAATCTTACACTTAAATAACTCTTTTTTTCTTTTTTATCATTGATAACTTCAATTTGACTAATCTTAGAATTTACATTTAATATTTTATATTTTTTACCTTCGGTAAGTTCTCCATCTTCTGCAACAATACAGTTCACAATTTCACCTTTTTCTAACTTCCACATTTAGTCCTCCTTGTTTATTAGCAGCAATTAATATAGAAGCTACAACAATTGCTAGTATTTTTCTCATGATGTTCTCTCCTTTAAGTTAGTAATTCCATTTAACACAATTCAAATCAACACTAATTTTTTGAAAGTTTTTTGTTTATTTGAACTATAATTTTTTTTATTTCTTCTGTGATTTTTACATAATTTTCTCTAGCTTTTGAATTCCCTTTGTTAGCTGCTTGAATGTAGTTCTTTCTTTTTACTGAAAGAGCAGCTAGTTCATTTAATTCCTTATCAATTTTTAAAGCATCTTTTCCATATTCTTGTTTTAAAATTTTTTTAGCTTCTTCTGTTAATACCTTGTCTTTCATAGTTCCTCCTTATAATGCTAAAGTTGATAATGCAGCATCTATATATTTCTTTTCAATTTTTAATGAGTTGTTTTGTAAAGCTATTTCATAACTTGAAGTCAAAACATTTGCTAAGTTTCTTGCTGAACCTCTTACAGCTATATTTATGTAGCTGATTAATGTTTGAAGCTCAGTTTCTTTATATAGTTCTATTTCATTTTTTAAAAATTCTTTTACAATATTTGAAACATCATCTATTGCTAAATCTTTTAATGATATATTTACAACAGCTCTTGAATACAAGTATTCATATTCTTTTTTTCTTGATAAAATTTTACTTTTTAAAACTTCAGTTCCTGCAATAACTACACCAACTCCCGTCTGGTCCGCTATGCTTCTTACAATATCAATTACATTTGCTTTTAAATGTTCACCTTCATCAATTATGATGATGGTCTCTGTTAGTTTTATAGCATCTTTTATTCTGTCTTTTAGAGTTTCAGAACTTCCTGTTGTATCAAGTTTTAATTCTTTTGCTATTTTCTTTATAAGTCCAACACTAGATATCCCATTTTCTGCTGTTATTAAAACTCCCCTACCACCATAAGTTTTTAACCATTCTTGTAAAGCATGAGTTTTTCCTAATCCTGCCCTTCCGTATATATAACCTATCTTAGAGCTTTCTATAATCCCTTCAGTTATATTAGAAGATACATACTTCTTTATAGTATTCAACACATGAAAAACTCTCTTTTTAGTTTCTGTATTTACTGAAAAATTTATTCTTTTTATTTTTCTTTTATGTCTATCTAAAAAGTCACTTACTTTTTCAGAAAATGCTTCATTATCTCCTGAGTATGTTCCTTTTCTCCATTCACTTAATGTACTAGCTCCTACACCCATAGCTTTTGCTATTTTTGTAAAGCTCATGTTATTATCTTCTGAAAATATTTCTAATCTAGTTCTTAAATCGTCCATGATTCCTCCTAATCTTCTAAGTATATTCCTTCACCTATAAGTATTCTTTCTTTTTCATTCTTTTTCTTGTTTTCTATAGCTTTAGTGTCTTCAACTATTGTTGCATCAATTAAATCTAAATCATCTCTTATGTCTTCTCTTATTCCCATAATCTCTTTACTTAACTTACTAATTTTTTGAAGTCTTTTCTTATGTGTTTTAATAGCTGTAACATCTTTCCAACCAGCAAGTCCTAATTGCTCAGCTTTACATAAAAATTCCCCTGTTTCCTGATAAACAAAGATATAACTTAAATCATGAGGATCGTACTTAATCTTACATTTCTCAGTTTGGTGATAATATAGGTATTCATTTACATAAGTATTTCCCATAAATTCAATACCATTTTGTTTTATAGTTCTTATTTCTTCATATAAGAACAGTAATCTAAGCTCTTGATCTGATAGCATTTTTCTATTTGCAAGTGGATTTTCTTCCTGGAACACTTCAAGTGGTGTTCTATTATTCATTCCTCTACCTCTGTGAGCTTTTAGTCCTGCTGCTCTTCTTAAAGCATAATAATTATGATTTTTAGTTTCTATGAACTTTTCTATCAGCTCTTCAAGCTCCCATTGTTCTAAAATTTCTCCTTTATCTAATTTTTGCATTGCGAAACTTCTAAGATGTTCAGGTCTTTCTATAATATTTCCACCTTTATAAGTTGCAAATTGCTTTGTAAAGCTTTCTTTAAAATCAACGAACCATCTTTCTATGTGCTTTGCTTGAGCATTGTATGCTCTTGCATGATCTACATTTATTCCTAAACTTGCATATATTCCATCTAGTTCATCAGTTCCTTTCAAAACTTTAGATTTATATGCCTTCCCGTTGTCAGTGTATAAATGTTGAGGTACTCCATACTTTTCAATCCCTCTTTTTAAAGCTATAGCTATAGCTTCAGTCGTTTCCCCCCATGCCAGACTCCAACCAACTATAAATCTACTTTTTACATCTATCCAAACGATTAGTTTTGGAGAACCAAAGTATCTATCACCATTTGATTTTTTCTTATCACCTTGATAACACATCATTTCCAAATCATGTCCATCTGACATCCAAACTTCTCCAGCTTTGATGTCTTCATAGCTTCTCTCGATAAATGGTGTGTAAGTGTCTTTAAATTCTTTGTTCCCCATTCTTGCCTTATCTTTTTCAATAAGATTTATATCTTTATTAAGATAATTTCTTAAAGTACCATAACTAATTGCTTTTACTCCATACATTGCAACAACTCGTTCAAATACAAATGAAATTTTTGGTTTATTTTTGCTAAAATATAGCATCTTAGCAAATTCTAAAACTTCTTTTTCTACTCTTCTTATTCCTTTAGTTGTTCCATGTCCTGAAGCTAAAGCCAAAGGATTATGCTTATTTTTTAGATATATTCCCCACCATCTACGAAGTGTAGGAACTGTCAACTTCTTTAAAATCTCCATTTGTTGTGGATAATTCCTATTTGCATCATTTACAAATTTTTTTATTATTTCTTCCTTACTATCTCCACCTTCCTCATATTTTTCTTCTAACTTCATACAAATGATAAATCTTGCATTTGCAACTCGTTGATTCCACCCAGGGAGTTCATCAATTGCTGTTGCCTCTTTTTTTACAACAGTTCTAGTTGCTACCTTCTTTTCTTTTTCTTCTTTAACTTCTACTAATGATGATATATAAGCATCAATTTCAGAAGCCTTATAAACATTCTTATAAACTTTCCCAATTTTTTTCTTTTCAACAGTCCAACCTTGTAGCTGTGCAAATCTTAAAGCTTGAGTTCTAGTTTTTTCAAAGAGTCTTTGTAAATCTTCTAATAAGTATTCTTTTGTCATAAAAGCTCCTTTCTAAAAGATCCTTACATTCAAAGCCCTTTCAATTCCCTTTTCAGTCTCTAGATCTCTTTCTGCATTAAGCCCTCTTAATGCTCTATATACCTTCTTTTCATCTAATCTTTCATTTTTACAAAAATCTTTCAATGTTAAATCTCTTTGTAACAGTGACTTTTGAAATGTTTTTACTCTTTTATCTCTATTCTTTACATAAGCTGGAACTTTATCACATAATGCTAGTACCTCAGCTTCTCTTTCTTCTAATTCACCATTTAAAAGCTTTTTGAATTCATATTGTGTAAGATTAAGTTCTTGCATTACTTTCTGTAGACTTATCTCAGCATCAATTAAATTCTTTTTTATTTCTGTTATTCTAATTAATTTTTCTCTATATTGCTCTACCTTCTGTTCTATACACATTTTCAAGCTCCTTTTCTATCTTTAAAATCATCTTTTTATATGTATCTGGATGCTTTCTTAAGTGTTCAAGCATTCCTTTTAAAAAATTTATTCTTTTCATTTTTGCTCCTTTTTGATATAATCAAAGTGTTGTTTTTTTTATTTGGGACACCATAGCTTTGCCGAGCATGATGTCCTTTTTTTAATAATTAAAATATTGATAACCTACTCTCTTATAATATTGTCTTAAACTGTACACATTTTTTAATCTTAAATATTCAACTGCCTCCTCTTCTTTTCCTGGTTTTATATATAGTTCTAAAGCTATAGAATGCTTCATGTCATCAAGACTACACACTCTTCCTAAATATTTTTTTGTATTTAATTTATTACTTTTCCATAAAGTAGTTAGCTCAAATGGAAAAATTTCATTTTCAAGCTCATGCTTTTCAGCATATTGCAATAGATTTTTTATTAGATCCTTACTTACTCTCCTTCCTAATATTGTTGAAGCTGGATAGTCAATGTCTTCAACCTTTATTTCTACAATCTCTTTGAAAAATAACCCCAATTCTTTAAGAACTAAGTACATAAGTCTTTCCCTTTCAGGTACTGAAGCTACCAATATATTAAACTGCTCTATTGTTATAAAGTCTTTTCTTTTAAAGACTCTTTTATACTTTCTAATATTTTCAGTTATATTTAAGCCTAGTATTTCTTCAAAGAAAAACTCCAAAGCATTAAGTTCTACAAGTATAGTATTTACTGATAATTCCATTAATTTATTATCTAAAAATCTTGTTACATCTTCTTTTTTTACATCTATCACATCCTTATTAGTTACTTCTAAGAATTCTTTTACTATTCTTTTGTATGTTCTTCGAGTTGAAATTGAATAGTCTCTGTAGTTCATTTCTGATTCAAGACTTAATAAATCAAAATAAAATTTATTGTTTTCCTCCATCTTCATCTCCATACACTTCATCACTTAGTTCATTAACAGCATCAACAATTTCATCCATCTTACTTTTTATTAGTTTTATATCTTCTTGCATCACTCCAATCATTTCAAAATATGTTTTTGCTTTTTCAAAAAATTCAAATATGTTTGCTATTTCATCATCTCTCTGAGTTACTAATTCCAACATTTGATCTATTTTTGGTTCTATCTTTGTTTGTAGTGCTGGAACTCCTTGATTTAAAGCTATTTGATTATTTTTAATTCTTGTTATCATTTCTTTTGAAAATGCTTTTATAAATCTTCTGAACTCTTTAGCTCTTTGAGTGTTTGCTAGATAAGCTGCCTCAAAAATCCCATCTTGATTAAATACTCTTTTATCTCTTTTCTTTAACACTCCTCCTTCATTGCTTAAAACTTTCTTTACACTTGAATATTCTATATTTTGTAATTCTGAATTATTACTTAAAAATGTTTTAAAAGCTCTTATATCTGAAAAACCCAAAGCTTTTGAAAGTTCAGCCATATCCATTTCAATTTCATGATTATTGTTTACCATCACTTGAAGTTCTGTATTTTCAAATACTATTAAATTATTTTTATCGTTCATCTCCTCCACCTTTTATTTGATTTTTAACCTCTTAAAAGCTATAATTTAATTAAAACTTTGGAGGTACTTTTTATGAAGTTATTTAATAATAAATTATCTATTCTATCTTTTGTTTTTATTAAAAGAAAAGTTGAATACAATCAACTTATAAAAATAGATAAATTAGCTACAGAAGCCTTAATTCAAGATAAATTACTAATTTCATCTGAACATTATGTTGAGGATTTCCCTCTTTCTTATAAACATTTTTATAAACTTTCATTTAAAGGGATAACAAGATTATTTTTTTTCTATAGTTGTATTTTAATTTTCTTCTTTTTAACTAATTTTATTTTCCCATTAATAAGTCAATTATTTAATGATTATGTCTTAGATAAAATATTTTCTTAATATTCCAACTATTATGATTAGAATAGTTAAAAATACTGTAATTTCTCCTATTAAGGTAAATATTGATTCTTTTCTTTTTTCTTTCCTTATGTCTTCCTCCTCTTGGATATATTTATGTAATATGTATATTTCTTTATTTATTCCCCTGAATATTTGCTCAAACTCCCACCCTTCTTCTAATAATCTATTTACTTCATCAATATCAGTTTCAAATTTTGTTAATATCCTTATTCTTATCAC